TAATACAGGTCTCCAAGTCCTTGAATGTTTGGATCTTAAATCTTTTGTAGACATTACGCTACAACTCTATATAAATCAAGAACTCGTTTAATATGAGGAGGGAAGCTAGAATCTGTGATATATTCCATTGTAATACTTCCGGAAGCTTTTCTAGGTACTGACTCATTCTTTAAATAATAAGTAAGTAAATCCATAACAGCTACTTTTAAATCAGCAGGAGTTGCAGAATAGCCACCTCTATATATAATTTTTACAGCATTAGGTGCTGTAGGGAAATTAGTAGTAGCTCCTGTAGCACTATTAATGCGCTCTACTCTATCTTCTTGATAATTAATAACATATTCAATAGGTGCAGTCCAATATTGTCCTATAGTACCTACGCAATCTGCTTCAGTATATATGCCAACACCAGAACATGAACCTGTCCAAATTTCAGAAGTAAAGTTCCAAGTATCTGAAGCTGCATGACCTGTAGTAGCACCAAACTTAATCTTAATATCACCTTCTAAAGTAGTGTAAGAAGTACTACAAGCTACGCCTGTTTGTAACCAATTAGTGTCTCCATAAGACCATTTGAAAGTATCTGGAGTTGTTCCATCAATTACTACTCTATAATTTCTACCAACTTCTCCAGCGGAAGTATTAGCAGTAAAACCACTAATAGTCATATCATTTAAAGTACCTGAAAAAGTATCATTATTAATACAAGCAGCTTCAGTAGTGTAATCACCATTAGTACAAACTGGAGTACCTGGAGATAGTAAATTATAGTTCTCCGAATTTGCCATATTTTGTTCAATAGTAGCTTTAGTTGAGATAGCAGTAGATCGTATCCAAACTTCTTTAATATCTCTAATAGGAGCTTCTACTAAGTCAATATAAACGCTTCCTGCTCCATCATGGTACTCGGTTTTATAAGTAGTATAATAATCTCTAAATGTTCTTCCGCAATAAGTTTTTACAAGATCACTGACCATAGGGATTAATAGATCAACTCTACTATCTAGGCCACCACTGCTAACATTTGCATAGGTTTTGTATTCAGCTTTAGTAAATAAATCAGCCATTTGTTATTCCAATAATCTTGTAAAAACCGGCTGGGTTTTACCCCAGCCAGTATTACTACTCTAAGAGTTTAAGCACCAGTGTAAGCGCAACGCTTAACGTAAGTAGCACCAGAATGGAGCTGCTTAAAGCCAATACGTTGAGTAGATACGATAGTACGTAACTGCTTCTCTACGCTATATTCAGACTGTACGCTTGGAGCGCGCAGTTGAGGCATTAAGAATCCAGCTGGATTCAGAGCATAAGCATATGTCTTAGCATTAGCAGCTGCATCAAATGCAGTAGAAACGATGACCTTAGAACCATAAATAGAACCAACCTCACCTTGGAGCTTCATTGCATCAGCAGCACCAACCTGAGATACGTCAGCCCAAGCTGTATCATCTAACAGATCATACCAAACCTTCTGACTAACAATATAAATTACATCGGAAGGATTAACACCATAAACACCCATATTCTGACGAGCATTAAGTAATTGAGCTGAAGCAACTGTACCAGATGCCAACATAGTGCCACCAGCATTAGCGCCTGCAGCATCTTCTAAGTCATTCCAACCAGATGGGCTGTAAGCAGAACCACCAGAAGTAATAGCACCAGAAATTGAATACTCAATAGTTTTAGCCATACCTTCTGCAAGCTGACGACGGATAATAGGAATCAGAGCAAGTACTGCGTCTTCATCCGCTTCATCATTCAGATAGCTCTTAGCAGCTAACTTATCAGTAGTCAGAGTGATTTCAGATAAGCTAGGAGCAGTGGCCGTACCAGTAGATGCAGCATTACCACGAGCAGCTTCAGCAACCCAGGTAGCAGCTGCTGCAGTACCTTCAACAGGCATTACCATAGTAGCAGCATTCATCTGGATCTTCTGGAATAAGGGTTCAAGAACCATCTTAGCCTGCATATCACGCTGTAACTGAGTAGTTACTTGTTCTTCATATGTACGATGAGAAGCAGCTGCTGGAGAGAATGCATCACCAACTTCAGCCTTTTCAGTTAAGTCCCTAGCGAACTTAGTCTCATCAATACGACGACCCATAGCCTTGGAAAGGAAGTATGCCTTTTCAAAGTCTGATTGAGCTAATTCACCAGAAACAGCACGATCAGCGAACTTCATCTTACCATCACGGATAGACTGAATTTCTTCAGACTTAGCCTTTAATTCCTCATGAAGATCAGCAACAACCTTGCCTAGCTCTTCACTCTTCTCAGTTACACGAGTTTCAACCTCAGTGATTAACTTCTCTGCGCCGGACATACCAGCTTCAATAATAGACTGCTTCTCAGCAGCTTGTGCAGTAGCCTTAACTTCTGCTTCTTCAGCGGCCTTCATCTCAGCAGCTTTTGTTTCTGCCTGCTTCATAGCAATACTTGCGGCAGTCTTTTCTGCAACAGATGCTGCAAAGTCTTTTAATTCATCAGATGTCATATCTAATATCTCCTTATTAGTTTCTTCAGATTTTGTGATTTTAACATTATTTACGTCAGATGTGTCAGCGTCTGCTATAACATCGTCCGAAATGTTACCATCTCTAGAATCTGCCGTAAACTCACTTTTGAACTTTTCGTACTCCTCAGCATTTTCAAATGATTTTGCTAAAGCAAATAACGAATATTGGTTGGCAGGAACGGACACTACTGAAATTTCGTGAAGTTCCAAGTCTTTAACGGAAAAAATATCTTCTTCCTTGTCGTAGTCAGCATCCTTAATTCTAAACCCTATAGAAAAGGCTTTAAGAATACCTTCTTTGACCATATTATATACATCCCCAGCAGCTTTAGAGATTGAGGCCTCAACAAAAAGACCTTTATCAGTAATCTTGCTACTGGTTACACGGCCGACAGGCTTATCATAATTATGATTGAACAACAAAATAGGGTTGTTCATATAATTTTCTAATCCGCCTTTTTGCCAAGCTTCCTTGAGGACAACATCCCCTACTCTGTCCTTATCAGTAGTATTAGCAAATCCTTGGACTTTTAAATCCTCGTCTTCACTTTCTATTGATTTGAACTCAGAAGTAAGATGGAAGAGCTTATTAGTCATTACTAGCGATCTCCTTCTTTACTTTACTTTCTGCAAGCTTCATTGCTTCTGCTGCAGATGTTTTAGGCTTAGAAGACCAACGGCCTTCTAAAGTTTTTGTCATGTATCTAGACATAACATCATAAGTGCGGAAGATTTTTCTAATGTATGCAGTAGAGTAAGGTCTTTCAGTATCCTCAAGATATTCTTCAATAGGTAATACTTTTCCTTTCCCTAAAAAGTAAGGAGTAAGCTTAGCAGCCATCCTTCTCTTAGTCATTGACATCATCATATTCTTCTACTCCTTATCTTTTGATTCCTCAGCCTTTTTAGCCTTGGATTTTGGTTTAGCAGCTTTAGTAATACCTAATTCTTCTAATAAGGCATCATAGCTACCAAAATCTCTATTAATATAATACATATTAACAGATCCTGAATAATCTTCTTCGCTTACATACTTACCTTTTAAGTAGTCAGCTACTAAAATTTTAACTTGGTTTCTAGTCACTTGATTCTCCTGGTTTCCCTTCTGAACTCTGCCCATCATTACTTGATGATTGACCTGCTGCGCTTCCTGCTATATTAGCTGGTAGTACTAGATCATCTGCAAATTCAGCATCATGTTCTGTAAATCTTAAAGCGTCCCTAACTTCATTTCTAGAGAGAATTCCCATAGCTACGAGTTTACTGTAGTAATCTGCTTGGTCTTTAGCTTCAGGTCTTAAAGCAATTACATCTTGAGTTACAGGTTTTAAATCATAACCAAAGAATCTTTCCAAACCTTTTGTAATTTTTCCTATTAAAGGAACTATTGTTTCCAAATAATATAATCTATGATTAGGTCTAATGTTTGCATTATTACCACCATCTAATAAAATAGGTGGAACGCCTAACGCTTTTAAGATTCTATCTTCATGCTCTGCTAAAGAGGATGAGAAGTCTAAATCCTTGAAGTTAACATTTGAAAGTAAATCTACCTCTAAACCACCATCTAAGATTAGTGGTCTACGACCTCCTGAACGAGGATTATATTTTTGAGCCCATGAAGCAGTAAGTCTATCCTTAATCTTCTGACTCAATGTATTTGGTGTTTTTAATATTAGTCCAGGTACTGCATTATTTGCAAAGAAGTTATCTTGAAAGTCTTGCATTTTGTAGATAATATTAATACTTCTACGAGCTGCTTTTAACCGACTTTCTCCTCTATATAAGGAACTAAGAGAGTTTTCTTTAATATGAATGATCTCTTCAGGGTTGTAAGTAACATTTTCATACTTATAAGCCTTTACGAAAGTTCTAGCATCTGGAATAATTTTAACATTAGCTGCTGGTAAATGGTATAAGTATGCTCCATCATAATAGATAAACGCATTCCCATCTAGTAGCAAATCAATAGTAAGTTCTCTTCGAAAAGCTCCTACATCTTGATATGGATTTGGTTCAACATTTAATAAGCTATGAAGCTTTTTCGCTCTAATACCAATAAGTGCGGAACTAACAGTTATTTTATTACCTACATCAATTGATACTTCGGATAAGTCATCTACGATCATATTTACGCCGCGATTAACTACTTCTAATACTTCGTATGCTCTTGAGTAGGGTAAGGTGTTAATGTTAGTTGACCAAACTTCGTCTCCCTCAGCTTGGGCTATAGAAGGCTGAGAGGGGTTTAACTTCTGTACGAAGTCTTTAACTATCCCCATATTCTTTTCCTCTTCTTTTATTAACCCAGCGTTCTTGCTTGGGCCCGGTTGCTAAAGGCGGTCTTTTTCCATAAATTCCATGAAGCTTTAAATGGTGTTTATGACACAATGTTACCGTATCTTCATAAATTTCTTTATGAAACTGTTCGATAAAACTATCTCTTACTTCCATTATATCTTCAGCAGAGTTTATTGAAATACCTTCCTCTTTTAACCATTTATTCAGCAATTCTGTAACTGAATAGAAATGATGGAAGTCAAGCTCCTCTTGACTTCCACAAATAAAACATTCATTATCTTTTTTATAAGCACTTTTGGCTCTATCTCTTACATATTTAACGACGTCGCGCTTTAAGTCCATTTTTAAATACTCTTTTATAGTTGAATTATACCAAATACCTAGGAAAAAGTCAAGGGTTATTTTTCTATGCTATCTTCTAAAATGTAGTAATGGAATCAGTGAAGGTATAGAGAGCATATCTTAATGCATCTGCCATATGTGAAGCCATATTATGTATTGGTTTCTCTTTTAAAAGATTTTCGTTAGGATTCCATTGGTATTGATCTAAAGACATTAGTGTTTGCTTACATCTTTGATCTACGATTAATCTATCATTTTCTACAATTGCTGCTACATGGGATATACCTGCTAAAACATCTTTAGTAGCATTATTAGTTGTTATATCATAATCTTGAGCCAAATCGAAGCGCATTTGTTGTGCTGCTGAATCAATAAATATTTGATCAATATCATATTTATCAATCATATCCCTTATAATTTCAGCATGTTGTTCAGTAGTTTTTTCCGCTTCCATATATTCAGCTAATATATAGTAGGTTTCTGTATCCCAATCATATGCTATTACACAGAATGCGGTAGGATCTTTATATCCTACGTCAAGGCCGGCAATAACGTCCATGCCCGTCGTATCAAACTCTTCCAGATCAGCCACACATTTTTCATAGTCAAACGTCCAGATCTGGCCTTCAAACTGGTTGAAGTCTGCAAGATATTCCTGAGCAAATTCCGCCGCTGACATACCTTTTCGTGCTTCTTTCACATCTTCTTCTGAAACACGAGGATTTTCATGGTAAGATGCTTTTATTGAAACCCAGTTATCATACTCTGTTGTAAAGCCACGATTATACAATTCGCTAAACCAGTTATTTCGTCCTCTAGGAGTACTAATAAAGATGGCTTTGGAATTAGGTTTATCTAGAGTTGGTCGGAGGGCGACGTTAAAAGCTTCCATACCTTCTGAAAGTGCAGCCTCGTCAAAAATAATTAAATCATAACTACGACCCACAACTGAATCAACTTGGTTAACCGATCCCATACGGATAGTCGAACCATTAGATAATTCGATGATCTTATCTTTGGCATTATCTCTAGTTACTTCGAGATCGAAATGTTTAATTAGGTTTCTTTGTAAATCGAATGATATTTGTGATAATGAGTAGTTAGGACTCATAATAAGAATATTTGTGTTTGGTACAAGAGCTGTTAATTGCCCAATGATATTTGATATGTACGTTTTTCCCTGCCGACGCGAAAGTGCAGCAACTACAAAACGATAATTTGAGTTGTTAATAGCATTAATAAGTGCTATCTGTGAAGGTATTGGAGATATATCTAATAACTCCATATAAGCATTTATTGGTAATTTAATAAATCTTTCATCTTGAGGAAACTCTTGAATTTCCGAAGAAATTATGTCCTCTCTACTAATCTCTAACATTTAAACGTCTCGTTGATGATATAATTTTCCCTAGTTGTAGCATCCCGATACGATCATTAGGTACATATCTCCATATATACCCCTTATTTTCGTCATCACATCCAAAAACACTTATAGTTAAACCAATTTTAACTATAACTGCTTTATGACCGTCTAATACTACTTTATCCCCTTCTTTGAATGGTCCAAAGTATTTAAAGCTAATCCCTTTGGCGATATCTGATGCTAAGTCTTTAACCCATAGTGCAATAGTAATACCTATCATCATTACTAAAAATGGTGATACTATGTCTGCAAATTGTAAACTAAGATTTTCTATGTCCATTCCAAGCTACCCATCCAAATAAACGTAATGCATAATAAGCAATCCAATTAATAATATAAAAACCATTAACAGATATAGCTACATCTCTAAAAATTTGATCACATTCTTTTTGGGTCTTTTTAGAGTCA